AACGACAGCACGGCCTTTGTTGTTTCTGGCACACAACTTTACAAGATCACCACATCGTATGTGGCCACGCTGATCGGCACGGTGGCTGGTACTGGCCCTGTCAGTCTGGCTGACAACGGCACGCAGCTGTTCATTGCGGCCAATGGCCCCAGCTACATCTATAACAACACGACAAACGCCTTTGGCCAGATCACCGATCCAGACTTCCCAGGCGCTGTGACTGTCTGCTATCTGGACGGCTACTTTGTGTTCAACGAGCCAAACAGCCAGAAGTTGTGGATTACTGCACTGCTAGACGGCACATCCATTGACCCACTTGAGTTTGCCAGTACTGAAGGCTCTCCTGACGGCTTGGTGGCCGTAGCAGCCAACTTCCGCGAGGTGTGGGCTTTTGGCACTAACTCGATTGAGGTCTGGTACGACTCTGGCGCAACAGACTTCCCCTTACAGCGCATTCAGGGCGCGTTTAACGAGTTGGGCTGTGCTGCCCCTTACTCTGTTGCCAAGATGGACAATGGCCTGTTTTGGCTTGGCCGTGACCGCCGTGGTGAAGGTATTGTCTACCGCGCCAACGGCTACACCGGCGTTCGCATTTCCACACACGCTGTTGAGTGGCAAATCCAACAATACGATGATATATCGGACGCTATTGCGTACACATATCAGCAAGACGGCCACAGCTTTTATGTACTGGTTTTCCCTAGTGCTAACACCACTTGGGTCTATGATGCGGCCACACAAGCCTGGCATGAGCGTGCAGGGTTTACTGACGGCAACTTTACACGCCACCGTGGCAACTGCCAAATGGCGTTCAACAACAAGGTTGTCATTGGCGACTTTGAAAACGGTAACATCTACGCCTTTGATCTGGATGACTTTAGCGACAACGGCGGCATTCAGAAGTGGCTACGCACATGGCGTGCATTGCCAACTGGCACAAACAATCTGCGCCGCACGGCCCAGCACACACTGCAACTTGACTGCGAGTCTGGCGTTGGCCTAAATCTTGGTCAGGGCAGTGACCCTCAAGTCATGCTGCGCTTCTCGGACGATGGCGGCCACACATGGTCAAATGAGCATTGGAAGTCCATGGGCAAGATTGGCGAGTACTACAAGCGCGTGCTGTGGCGCAGGCTTGGCATGACAACTAAGTTGCGTGACCGTGTTTATGAAGTGTCTGGCACTGACCCTGTGAAGATTGCAATCATGGGCGCAGAACTTATTCTGAGTCCAACGAATGCCTAGCCCTAACGCTACGCCAACGCCGATCACGCCGCCACGGGTGCCGCTGATCGACCCTCGCACGGGTCTGATTGACCGCGCTTGGTATTTGTTCTTTCTGTCGTTGAATGATATTGCGACTTCCGTGGTTGAAGATGTTGATCTGGCTACTGATTCCATATCCCTGCTCGCGTCTTACGATGCGGCTTTGCTTTTGGTCAATCAAGAGTTGCAGACCCTGCCGCCAGTAGTCACCTTACCAGTTCCTGACGTATTGACTGACTGCTGCTCTGCCTTAGAGTCCCAAGTGGCCGAGATGCAAAAGCAGATCGAAGCTCTGCAAGTGCAACCGATTGTTGACACCGCAGCTATTACTGCCGCCATTAACGCCGCATCGTCAGCGCCAGTCACCAAGACCGCTGACTTTACGGTAGCTGACAATGAGACTTGGATTATTAACAACAAGTCAGGCTCGACTTGTACGGTAACTCTGCCCACAGCAAGCGCATGGACGGGCCGAGAACTTACTTTTAAGAATTTGCAGGCTCAGACCTTGGTGTCTGCATCTAGCAATGTTGTGTTGATTGACGGCACAGTCGCTGGCACAGCAATCCTCTTGGCAGTTGTAGGAAATTGGGCGACAATGGTGTCTGACGGCACTAATTGGGTCATCATGCAACAAGCCGCTAACAATTGCCTCTTATTGGAGTAAACCATGACAGTCACCGTCAAAGTCCTCGTACCGGCTAAATTTGCCGAAAACGCTCAAACAACCCAGTACACAGCGACTGGCGTTACGGCCATCATCGACAAGTTCACCGCAACTAATATCAGCGCGTCTGCCGCCACCATCAGCGTGAACTTGGTGACGTCTGCTGGCTCGGCTGGCAACACCAACTTGATTACCAAGACTAAGACTTTGCAAGCGTCTGAAGTCTATACGTTCCCTGAACTGGTTGGCCAAGTGCTTGGCGTTGGCGACTTTATCAGTACAATTGCAGGCACAGCCAGCGCAATCAACATCCGTGTCTCTGGACGCGAAGTGACTTAAGGAGAACAATATGGCTTTATGGATGTTACCCGCCGCAATTTTGGGTAGTTCTTTACTTGGCGCTCGTTCAGCAAAAAAGGCAGCAGATGTACAAGTTTCTGCCGCAGATCGCGCCGCTGAACTTCAGCAACAACAGTACGAACAAACTCGCGCGGATCAAGCGCCTTACCGTGAGGCTGGTTATAACGCATTAGCTGAAATGCAACGCACCGCTGGCAACGTACCTGGCGCGTTTAAGTTTGGTGCAGGCGATTACCAAGCTGACCCAGGCTATGCTTTCCGTTTGGCAGAAGGCCAAAAAGCGCTTGACCGTCAAGCAGCCGCCCGTGGGGGGTTGATCTCCGGCAGCGCTTTAAAGGCCGCGCAGCGCTTTGGTCAAGAAATGGGGTCACAAGAATTTCAAAACGCTTACAACCGTGCATATACGGGCTACGGTACAGAGGTAGCGCGTGAGAACCAGTTGTACAACCGTCAAGCAGGATTGGCAGGCATTGGTCAAACTTCGGCTAACTTAACGGGTCAATTTGGCGCGGCCAATGCAGCTAACGTAGGCAACGCTATAGGTGCTGCTGGCCAAGCAGCGGCGTCGGGCTACATGGGCGCAGCCAATGCTTTGACTGGTGGTTTGGGTCAATATTTAAACTACAACCAAAACCTAGCACAAAATTCTTTGCTGCAACAAGCGTTACGAAATCGCAACTCTTTTTATGGCGGCCCGACTACTAATTTTGGTGGTAGCGGTAGTGGTACATTTGGTGAAGGGGACTATTAAACATGGCACTCACTAACCCAAACATTGCAATGTCATTTCGCATGCCTGAGTTCACGCCTCGGAATGCGTTGGCTGAGTACGCTCAAATTCAACAGATTCAAGGCGGTCAACGTCAAGCCGAAATGGCCGACATGCAGATGGAAGCATTGCGCCGCGACCGCGACGCGCTAGATAAAATTCAAGCCGCTATTGTTGCCAAAGGTGGCCCACCTGATTTAGCCGCGGCTGCTGATGAAATGATTAGATCGGGCAAGCCTGAGTTTTTGACACAAGGCATGGCTATTCGTCAAAAATTGGCGGATCAGCTTGCATTTACAAACTACCAAAAAGAGTTTGCGCCAGGCGCCGCTCCTACGGGCATGCCTGCGCCTGCGCCAGAAGCCGGTTCGTTTGCCGCTGATACTGCGGCGCGGCGTGCTGCTTTGCCTGTCAATGCGTTAGCCGCACCTGTCGCAGCACCAGTTAATGCGCTAGCCCCCGCCGCCGCGCCTGCTGCTCCAGTAGCGCCTGTCAATGCAATGGTTGGTCAGCCAGATATTGCGGCACTGGAAGCAAGGTATCGCCGTGTGGCTAACCTTGACACACCTGGCGCAAAAGCTGAAGCTGCGTTGTTGCTCAAGCAAATTGACCGCGCGGCAACAGCGACCCCAGCAGACATTAAAACCATGCAAGCGTTGGGCTATCCAATTACGCAAGCTGGTTTCGCTGCATTCCGTGACGCCCAACGACCAGAACGTTTGCTGACGCCAGAAGAAGAAGCGCAACAAATGCGGCTTAGAGCCGCTAGCCGTCCACCGGGCGTGAGCATCACCAATGTAGGGGAAAAAGCCGAGTCTGCTGAGTTTGGTAAGTTGTTGGTTGGCCAGTTTGACGCTATTTCCAAACAAGCGTCTGTGGCGGCTAGGACACTGCCGTCGATTGAGGCTAACTTGGCAACCCTAAACAAAGGTCTTGACACAGGCTTTGGCACTGACGCCAAAGCGGCGGGCGCTCGAGTGCTTGGTGCTCTGGGTGTTAAAGACGCGGAAAAGTTTGCTACTGACACGCAAACTTTTCAATCTAACGCTATCGGCGCTGTGCTGCAAAAGCAGCTTGAACAGAAAGGCCCGCAGACTGAATCAGACGCGCGTCGTATTGAACAAATTGGTGCAGAGTTGGGCAAGACCAAAGATGCCAACCGATTTATTTTGGACCTTGCGAGAGAACAACTGCGCCGCGACATTGAGCAGCGCAACTTCTACACCGAATGGAAAAAAGGGCCTGGAAAGGGCAGTTTTAATGGCGCCGAAGATGCTTGGTTTGCTGGCGAAGGTGGTAAGTCTTTGTTTGACCGCCCAAGTCTTAAAAAGTATGCCATTTCCGCATCCGCTGCAAGCCAGATACCTGGCCAACGCCCAGTAGCGCCCGCAGCTAATGTGGTCACAAACCCACAGTTCCCAGGCTTTAGCATCGGAAAATAATATGCCTCGCTTTAACGTCACTGCGCCCGATGGCTCAATCATCCCAGTAGACGCACCTGCGGGCGCGACCGAACAGGATGCTATTGCATTTGCTGCGTCTACATGGAAACCCGCCGCAGCCACGCCCGCGCCGTCAGGCATTCCTACCGCACGTCAAGCGCCAAGCGCCGTGACTCAGTTGGGTCGTTCAGCCGCGTCGTTGGCTGACGTTACTGTGGGCGGCGTTATCCCCGCGGTTGTGCAACAAGTTGCATATCCATTCTTGCGTGTAGGCCGCACACCTGAAGAAGCCACTGCACGCACACAATCGTTGGTCAGTGGACTTGAAAAGCCGTTTGGCAAGACTTTTGGTGTTACTGAAACGCCTGAGTACCAGCAAGAAGCTGGCCGTCAGATAATAGACTTCATTGGCCAGAACTTTCAAAAAGGTGCTAAGTGGATCTCTGAAAGAACTGGCATACCAGCGTCTGACGTTGAGAACATAATTGGCACGGCAACAGTTGCCGCGCCTAAAGTTGCGCCAGTTGTCGCACGCGAGGCCGTAAAAGCAGGCAAACAAGTTGCTGAGAATGTTACTGTTGCCGCCAAGATGCCGTTTGAAAAGCAAATTCAAGCGCGGCGTGAGCGCATGTCTGCTGAAGACTACGCCAGAGGCCCACAAATTGACGCGGCGGCAGAAGCGCAGCGCTTAAAGATTGCAATTAACCCAGCAGATATTGAGCCATCCGTATCGACTAGGGCTTACTCAGCCATTGCAGGGCCACGCGGCCCTGAAGCATTGGCCGAAGTTAATCGCCCCCGCGTTGCTGAAATTGCAAAAAATGAAATGGGTTTGCCCCCAACTACACAATTAAATGGCCGCGCTGCGTTTGACCAAGCGCGCGCCCAAGTAGCCGCACCTTACGAGCAGATTAAAAAGTTGCCCATTCAGCAAGCTGATGATGCAATGATCCAACGCTTAGAAGGTATTCGTACAGATTTGGACGTTATCGGTGCCAAAGAATATGCGCCAGCAATTAGTAAGATTGTTGATGACGCAATTGCCAAAACACAAACTGGTTTGACTGGCGAAGCGTTGCTAAAAAACATCAGCGTCTTGCGGGAGCGCGCGCGCAAAACATACAACAACAAGGCCGCTACTACTGAAGCGCTAGACATCGCTGACACCAACTTGAAGATTGCAACTGAGTTGGAGTCAATGATTGACAACAGCATTTTCAATCCAAAGTTGTTAGGCGAGTATCGTGACGCACGTCAAAAGATGGCGCGCACATACGCTTATGAAGGCGCTACCGATTTCAACACTGGCATGGTGGATGTGTCAAAACTGGCGCGCATCACTTCAAAAGACAACGGCTTGAGTGGCGATATTGCTTCGCTAGGTAGGATTGCCGGTAACTTTCCTGAAGTGTTTAGCAAGGGCGCCGCGTCTAAGTTTTATGAACTGCCCCGTCTTAGCCGATCAGGTTTGGCTGGCGGCGGCGGTGCGTTAATTGGTTCAAACTTTGGTTTGACTGGCTCTATTGTTGGCGGTTTATTGGGCGGCGGTGCGGGTGAACTTGCAGGCGCGGCAGCGGCAAGACGCATGGCTTCGCCAGGCTATCAAGCAGGTCTTAACTTGCGCGATATGCGTA